GACATTACAAATATCCATGATACTTTCCCTGCACAGATCTATGCACTTCAGCAGTCTTTGGGAGATATTCAGACTGCATTGGCTGATATTGTGGAGGTGACGGAGTAATGGCAACAATTGCACAGTATATCGCAGAAATCAATCACCAGCGTGATCTGCTGGCGGGACATTTGGTTTCCCGTGGTATCATCGCAACCGCAGATGAAAAGCTGAATTTGCTTGTTCAGAAAGTAGGATTGATACCCAGTGGATCATCGACCGAAAAAACGATTGTGTATGATGCAAATCACAAAGAAGGAATCTATCTGTCCTATAATGACGTGGTTTATGGCTTGTCAGATTTCGTCACTGAGCATTCCGCATTCTGTAGCGAAAAAAACAACTATGCACTGAACTATGGCACGGACGTTTTCGGGTGGGATTACAGTTGCTATAGTTGTTCTACAACACCATTAAAGATTACATCTGCTTCGCAAATTGCAATTCGTTTTCATGCGTATAGTACGGAAACTGGCATCATGCGATTAGTAAAGTCGGATACTGGAACTGCATCAGATATTTTAGGAAAGGCACAGACCGAGGGCAGTTATATTGATTTACCCTTGCAGTGGCTGTACAGCACGGACTACATCACAACGTTGACCCCATGCGAGGGCGTAACTGCAGGCACTTATTATTTGGTGTGGGTTGGTCGGAGTAATAACAGCCATCCGCTGATTCAGTCAATTACAATTTTGTAAAGGAGGAAACACAATGAATATTATTGAGGCAATGGAACAGCTGAAAGCAGGAAAAGCCATCCAACGAAGTAACTGGGGCAATGCAAAAATCCAAGCGGTACAACTGGAAAATGGACAGTATCAGATTTTTGCATCCGGCGACTTGACACCGGAGATGCTCGTTTTGCTTTCTGGTGATTACGATGTGAAAGAAGAGAAAGAAACGAATGATGTGAAAGAAACGGAGGAAGCAGTGTGATTCAAGGAATTATCACGGTTGCAATCTCTGTTCTGTCCGCAACTGGCATTCTGGGTATTGGCACACGAGCAATTCTATCTCGAATGCAAAAGCAGGACAGCCGTCAGAAGGCTTTGGAATACGGTGTACAGGCATTGCTGCGTGACCGGATGTTACACTGCTATAACAAGTACATTGATGCAGGATTTGCACCGATTTACGCAAAAGAAAACTACGAAAATATGTACCGGCAGTATCACGAACTTGGCGGCAACGGTGTGATGACACACTTGCACGAGGAATTCATGGCACTGCCAACCGAGAAAGGAGAAAATGTATGAAAAGGGATTGGAAACAGTGGACGAAGGCGGCTGTTATTCGGGCAATCAAAACCATTGCTCAGACAGCAATAGCGACCGTTGGTGTGGCAGCAACCATGCAGGATGTTAATTGGCTTGTAGTTGGCAGTACCGCACTTCTGGCGGGCATTTTATCTGTACTGACCAGCGTGGCTGGATTACCTGAAATCAAGGAGTAGTACTGCTGTTTGACAATTGAAAACGGTATTGCTATCGTACAAAAAGTAGCACCGAATTTGTGTACTCCGACAAATATCACACTTTCCAGAAAAAATCCTTGACTATAGGTTAAACCTATGGTATAATGATTACAGTGGATTGGGAAACCACCCACGAATACCGGGCAAGCGGATATGGAAAGGAGGCACATATGGAGGAAATGGGAATGACGGATTTGCAGTTCAAATCCTTTATTATGCTTTTAATCAAGCAGTTAGAGGATGCGAAAACCGAGGCTGAAAAGCAAGCCATTATTGAACAGCTGAAACAGATGCTTCAGGGCTAAAAGAAAAAGCCGACTGAAAAACAGTCGGCAACGGAAACACAGAAAGAGCGGACTTGCCACCGCTTTTTCGTGCTACAACAATTATATCACGTTTTGCCCGATTTGGCAAGAAAAAATTTTAGGAGTGGTTTTTTGACACCCCAAGAAAAGTATGATAAGCAAAATACACGTTTCATTGGTTTGAAGCTGAATCGAAAAAGCGATAAGGATATTCTGGATGCCTTAGAGGGAAAAGCCTTGCAGACGGAAATCAAACGCTTGCTCCGAAAAGCTTTAGAATCCGAGAAAGAAGAAAAAGAATGAAAAATGCGGTATGTCGTTTTTGGCGTACCGCATTTTTCTATAGTAGTTGTTTTACTGATTTTCGGAATCTTCTCTACATAGTTCATCCAGTGTAACACCGAGGGCAGTTGCAATACGGTTCAGATTCCCGATTGTGATATTTTCAAATTTGATGTAATCGTTTTCGTAGTCTGTAATTTTCTTATAGTGTACGCCGGAAAGAGCGGCTAACTCTTTTCGAGTAATGCCGTTCTGTTCCCGTATTCTCTTGATGTTATTCTGCATTCGGCTCACACTCCACGAGAGGATAATCGGTCGTATCACAAAGAATCAAGGTTGCAAAGCTGTCTGCATTTGTTTGAATTTCTTTGATTGGAGTAGCGACCGGAATTGGTTTCTTTTCCTTTTCTCTGAAACACAGCATCATTGCCAAGACATCAGATGCCATTTCCATTGCATTCACCAAAGAATTTCCGCACGTATAACAGTTTTCTACATCCGGAAAGTCAACCGAATAAGCGTTGTTTTCCTCTTTTGTGAAGACTGCAGGGTAAACGTATTTCGCCATTTTACCAGCTCCTTTTTGTTTTTGAATGGGGGTACAAATGCGGATTTGAAAAGTTGACAAGGAAAGCGAATGGTTCGCTTTCTTGCCATTTTGAAAACCCCGTAGGGTCGGGGCTTATTTCAGCCCCGCATCCTTCAGGATTTTGTTTGCGGTTCCGGTTGCGATTTCCTGTCCGTCATGCCGTCCAACAGAAAATGCTGTTTCTGTTTTGGGGCTGTACCAGATTTCGTGGTTTCCGCCCTCTCGGATTTTGTAGCATCCGGCTTTGCGAAGTTTCTTTTTTAATTCGCCTGTCCGCATTTGCTTTCCCCCTTTCTTTAATTACATTATACCACGTTTTCGTGGAAAAGTCAAGCGAATTTTCGATTTTTTCAAAAGTATTTTTTTTGTAGAAGGGAGTCGTTTTATATGACAGTAAAGAGTTTTTCAGCAACGGACAACACCCAACTGACTGAGCACTTCAACGCTCGTGAATTCCGTTGTAAATGCGGTAAAAGCCACGACTTTTTGATTTCGGATGAATTGGTGAGCAAGCTGGAACAGCTGTATGCAGCATTGGACTGCGGCAAGATCATCGTCAACAGCGGTTACCGTTGTCCTGAGCATGATAAAGCGGTAGGCGGTACGAGTACCGGGCAGCACACCAAAGGCACAGCGGCAGACGTGGTGTGCTACGATAAGTCTGGCAACATAATTTCAGCAAAGACGGTGTGCTGTAAGGCTCAGGATTTGGGTTTCAGCGGCATTGCCAATATCACCGGTGCTTATACTTCGGTGCATCTGGATGTGCGAACAGGGGCAAAATGGTATGGTGATGAAATCAAAGGCACAAACACGGTGACAAGCGATTTCTACCGCTATTTCGGCATTGCAAAAGCACAGCCGCAACCATCTGAAATTGTGGCAAAAGGGATTGATGTTTCCAAGCATCAGGGCGTAATCAACTGGGAAAAAGTCAAAGCATCCGGGCTGGTGGATTTTGCGATTTTACGGGCTGGTTTCGGAAAAGAGTCCAGCCAGATCGATGTGCAGTTTGAACGGAACTACAGCGAATGCAAACGGCTTGGAATCCCCTGCGGTGCGTACTGGTACAGCTACGCCAAAACTGCCGCAGAAGCGGAGCAGGAGGCTGCTGTGTGCCTGTCTGCTCTGGCTGGAAAGCAGTTCGAGTATCCCATTGCCTTTGACATCGAAGAACAGGCAAGTCTGCAAAATGCAGATGCCCTGTGTCAGGCATTTTGCAGTGCGTTGGAATCTGCCGGGTATTATGCGGCAATTTATACGTTCAAGTCGGCTCTGGAAAGCTGTATCGGGGACGATATAAAGAGCCGGTATGACGTGTTTCTATCTCATGTGGATGTGAGAAAATCGTCCTATGCTGGGAATTATGGGCTGTGGCAGTACAGCTGGAAAGGCAGCGTTTCCGGCATTGTCGGCGAGGTGGATCTGGACTATGCGTATCAGGATTATCCGGCGATCATCAAGGCTGCTGGGCTGAATGGATTTGCAAAAAATGCAACAACTACCACAGACAAGCCGAATGAGGACACGAAAAAAGGCACTAACGATAGTGACACACTCCAGCAAATCTTGCAGCACGTTGCCAGTATTGACGAGAAATTGAACGGATAAAACAGCGGTTAAATGCCGTTTATAGGTAGCAAAAAACGCTCTTGAACGTGGTGTTCAGGAGCGTTTTTTTCGTTTTGCGTGGAGAAACACAACTGTAATGTTCATTTGAAATTTTCAAAAAAACTATTTGTAAGTCACTATTTGTGTTGACTGTCAGAAAAAAGCGTGGTATAATAAAGTTGAATCGTTAAGTGTGAATTACAACTTCGTTTTCGGTTATAATTATACTAACTAAATGAAAGCTGCATTGTTATCTAGGAGGAAACAATTTAATGACGTCCGAAAATTATATTCTGTATTTAAAGGGAACAGTAGATGGATATTCATCAAAGGTCAAGAGAAAAATCAATCGACTATTTATAAGTGGTGGGGTTCAATTTGAAAAGAAACTCGATGAAGATAGTTTTGACGATTCTAAAACTTATAGTAGTGATGAAGAAAGACTAACTAATCAGATTAAGTATTGTTTAGAAAACGATATGAATGCTGTTAAGCTGTTTG